AACGCATTAGTTCAAGTGGGACGTGGATTATTCGTGATAATGTTAGAAATCCTTTTAACGAAAGAGATACAATAGTGGAAGCTAATTCTACTGCTGCTCAAAGTTCAGATTACGCAATGGATTTTGTAGCAAATGGTTTTGTTTGGCGGGACACTCAACATTATACAAACCAATCTGGTTCAGATTATATTTATATGGCATTTGCAAAACATCCATTTGCAGGAACAACGCCAGCTACGGCAGAATAGGAGAAAGTAATGTATGTACTAAATGGTACAAAAGAATTAAAGCCTGGACAGACTTGGATAGATGACAATGGTGTACAACATCCAGGTAACTGGGCATCTGTATGGTCAAATGATGTTAAAGCTTCTTATGGTATTAAAGAAGTAGCTATACAAGCTAAACCTGATAATAAATTTTATCGGGTAGGACAAAGAAATTTAGATGGTTCTTGGACATCTAAAGAAAAAAACCTGGAAGATGTTATACAAACTAACGACGATGGAGAAAAATTTACTACGTTAGGTCTTAAATCACAGTGGATTGCCCAAACAAAAGAAACAGCCAATAGCCTTTTGGCTCCTACAGATTGGCAGGTAATTGCTAAAGTAGAACGTGATCGTGCTATTGATTCTGATGTAGCAACTTATCGTGCGGCTGTTATTACAGCATGTACAGCTATTGAAAAAGCTATAACAGATATCACAGATACAGCCATTCCTTCAGACCTTGCAACAATACAAGCAAAGGATGAAAAAGATAAAACTGACGCAGACAAAAAAGTAGTAGCAGATTATGAAGCTGAAGTAGCCACTAAGTTTGCAGCTTTTAAAAAATTATTTGATGTGCCTGTTGATAGTAATGGTAAGCCTACAGGTAACCCACCAATGCACGATTGGCCTGAAAAATGAAATATTTTATAAGTTTTATTTTATTAGTTTTTATATCATTTAATGTTAAAGCAGAATCATTTGATGATTTAACCTTTACACAGTTTAATGTTGGACATCCCACTCTTTGTATTGCAAGTGATACTTTAAAATCAACATTAAAAAAAGAAGATAAAATTTTTACTGGTATGTTAAATCCAAGTGCTGTTATAGAAATGTATTTAGATAAAGACCAAACATTTATGGTTATAGTTCATAGTGTAAGTAATTTATCTTGTCTTTATTTTATGGGAACAATGGGAACTTTAAATAGTCTTACGAATTAGGAGTTAATAATGCCTAGTACTTATACAACAAATCTTCGCCTGACAAAACAGGCAGATGGAGAAAATCCTAATACATGGGGTGAAGTTTTAAATGAGGGAGTGATTAGCCTTGTTGATCATGCTATTGCTGGCTATACTTCTATTAGTGTAGGTACAACGGCTACTGTTACTCTTACTGAAAATCAAGGATCAGGAGATCAGTCACGATCTGCTATTTTAGAATTTAAAGGAACTATTGGTGGATCACATAATAATATTGATGTGTTAATTCCTAATACTTCTAAAGTTTATGTTGTTAAAAATTCTATTACATATACAGACTCTACTGATAGTCTTGTTCTTAAAGTTGCTGGTAATACAGGTGTAACTATACCATCAGGAACTGTAGCTCTTTATGTAACAAATGGTGTTACAGTCCAGACTGTTGAAAAAACTAATTTATCTAGTCTTACTGTTACTGGAGCAGCTAGGTTTGATTCTACTGTTACTGTATCAGGTGATGCTACATTTAAAACAAACATATCTGTATCTGGTAATACAAATATAGGTGGAACTGTAACAGTTGGTGGTGCAGCACAGTTTGCATCTACTGTTACTGTATCAGGTAAGGGTAAGTTTATGACAGGTGCTTTAACACCTATTGTAACATTAACAGATGCTGCTTCAGTTGCTACTGATTTAAATACTGGTAATGTATTTTATGTTACTCTTGGTGGTAATAGAACACTTGCGGCTCCTACAGAAACAACTACTAATATTGGTGCTGTTGGTCAAATATTTATTCAACAAGATGGAACAGGTAGTCGTACATTAAGTTATAATACTGTGTTTCAATTTCCTGGTGCTAGTGTGCCTGTGCTTAGTACAGCCGCTAATGCAGTAGATACATTATTTTATGCAGTACGAACAACGACAAAAGTAGATGCAATTCTAGTTAAAAACTTTAGTAGAAGTTAATAATGGCTAAACTAGCTAAGTTTGATTTTGTTCCTGGCTTCCATAGGGAGTCTACTCAGTACGCTGAAGAGGGTAAATGGTTTGATGGAAACCGTGTACGCTTTCGTCAGGGTAAGCCTGAGAACATGCGTGGTTATGAAACAAGAGCAACAGGTACAAAGTTTGATGGATCAGCTAGAGCTTTAATTGCATGGAGTGATGCAGACAATACTAAGAGAGCTATCTTTGGTACACCAGATAGACTGTATGAGCATGATGGTGATCAGATATATGATATTACACCAATAACAACTGTAGTAACACTCAGCAATGTTTTTGGTACATCATCAGGAAGTACAAGGGTTTGTTGTTCAGATGCTAATCATGGTCGTAAGGTAGGAGATCGTGTTCTTTTTACAACAGTAGCAGCTTTTAATAATGTAAGCTTACAAGGTAACGTATATCAAATTACATCTATAGAAAGTGCTAACGTATTTACAATCTCTGTTACTGATGCGGCTAATGCTACTGGTAGTGATGTAGGAGGTGCTGCTACATTTAACTACTACTTACCTACAGGTTTCTCTGTAGCTGCTGCTGGTACTGGTTGGTCAGCAGGTAACTATAATGCAGCAGACTCTACATCTGTAGGTATATCTAAGATTACTGCTACTGGTGGCAATGCATTGGTTACTGTGTCTTGTGCTTCTGCACATGGTGGTTCAGCAAATGATTACATAGAGTTTAGAAATACTTCTATTGATAGTCATGCTGCTACAATAGGTGGTAACTTAAACCTGACTAAGACAGCTTTTGGAGGACCAGTATTTGCTATTGTATCTGTTAATGGAACACAGGTTATAGTTAGTGCAGCAGCTAATGCAAGTGCAAGTGGTGATGTAACTTCTAATTTAAACATGACTGCTAAAATATATAAACAAACTGCTGGAAGTGGAACAGGCAGAGCTTGGAACTCACCAGCTTCTGCTGATGCTACTGGCTTAGTATTTGATATTACACAATGGAGTTTTGATAACTGGGGTGAAGATGTTGTAGCCAATAGACGTGGTAGTGGTATATTCTATTATGATAGTGATGCATCTACAACACCTACTAGAGCTACATCTGTTACAACATCTCCTGTAAGTGTTAACTCACTTATTGTATCACCTAATGATAGACATCTTATTTGTCTTGGTACTAATCAGTTTTCAGCAACAGCTTCAGTAAGTGGTCCGTTTAATCCTATGTTAGTTAGATGGTCTGATCAAGATGATAGAACAGAGTGGAACCCAACGGCAGATACAACATCAGGTGAGGTAGTTCTTACAGATGGAACTAAAATAGTAGGTGCTGTACGAGCAAGAAATGCTATTAATATTTGGACAGATAACTCTCTTTGGTTAATGCAGTTTGTTGGCGGTAACTTTGTATTTAGATTTCAACAGGTAGGTACAAACTGTGGATTGATTGGTCCTCATGCAGCTATTGACTATAATGGTGTAACTTATTGGATGGGCTATGATAACTTCTATCGTAATGCTGGTGCAGTAGAAGTTTTACCTTGCACTGTTAGAAGGTTTATCTTTGATGATATTAATACCACTTACTATGATAAAGTTTATTGTGGTATTAACTCAGAGTTTAGAGAAATTATTTGGTTGTATGCTTCTACAGGTCAGACTGAATGTAATAAGTATGTTATCTTTAATCCAGAAGAAAACTATTGGGTATATGGTGAAATGATCTTTACTACCTTTACTGATCGTAGTGTATTTGGTAGTACCATAACAACAGGTGTAACTGCTGCTGGTAATAATATATATAATAATGAACCATCTGATGTATTTACAGGTAGCGGTGAAACACTAACCTCATTTGTTGAGTCTGGTACATTTGATGTAGATGATGGTAATGCAGTTATGTTTATGAATAAAATTATACCTGATTATGATTTATCTGGTGGTCAAATTAAAATGAAGTTAATTACAAAGAAATATCCAGAAAGCACTGAAGAGGTTACTAAGACATTTGATATATTTAATAATACAGAAAAGATTAATATTAGATCAAGAGGAAGGCAAGCTAAGATAAGGGTATCTTGTGAATCAAACAATGCAAGCTGGCGATGGGGATCAGTCCGTATTGCATTACAAGGTGATGGGGAGCGATAATGGCAAGATACCCTACCTTACCATTTACACTAACCAACGATGACTTAGTTGATATGTACAAACAAGTAAGAAGTTGGGGAGAAGTATTAGTTCAAGAATTAGACTCTAGAGATTTACAAGTTGATTCTGCTGAAGCACAAACTATCTTTAGGGTGACTACAGTTACAAGTATAGGTCGTCCTGTTAAGGGGGCTATTGCATACTCAACAAGTACAGGGAAGTTTAAAGGTTATGTTAGTCTTGGATCAGAAACATCTTGGCAGGATTTAAATTAATGAAACAATCTGATTATTTTAATTTAGTTAATAATAGCACATACTTTAGTAATCTTAACCAAGGATATGTTGTTGATCCTACACGGCAAAGGCAAGATGAGAAACAAGAAATATTTGCGAAAAATGCAAAAATAGAGTATAATAGTAGTAACAAAGTTTTTAAAGATTTGGATTATTTATCATGAGAGAAGATGCTAAAGAAGTATTAAAAACAGCGGCTCTTGATGCATTAGCTGATAGGGCTGGCATTACTCCTGAAAAAATAGAAGAAGTTCAACAAGCTTTGTATGCACAGATTGAAGGAATAAATCAAGTTAAACCACCACAGCTTCCTCGTAGCATGGCTGTTGATGGGGCTGTGTACCCTGCTCCTCCACAAGATAATCAAATGCAAAGACTTATGAGTGTTAGACCTAGTGATCCACGAAGAATGGCTAACATGCAAAATATTAAACAAGCTTTAGAATCAGACTCAACATTAGATAATTTAGCTATGATGCGTATGCAAGAAAAAGCAAGAGGTGGAACAGCATTAGAAGGTTTCTCTGGTCGGGTTCCAGGTGATGGACATGGTATGGAAGATAATGTATATATGCCTATTGTAGATAAGGGAAATCAAGTGGCTACACTAGCTGTTAGTCCTGATGAGTACGTTGTGGATGCTCATACAATGTCTGCACTAGGAAATGGAAGTGCGGATGAGGGTGCAGACATAATGGATCAAATAGTTAAAGAAGTTAGGCAAGAAGCATTTGGTACTACACAACAACCAAATCAAATTAATGGATTACAATCACTCAGGAATAAAATGATAGGATAAAGATCATGCCGATAGGATTTTTAAAAGGACTTTTTGGAGGGTCAGAAAGAAGACCTACTACAACGACAACGGTTCAAACAAGCAAGCTTCCTGAAGAGATTGCTCCTTTTGTAACTCAAGTTCTTGATGAAGCTAAAGCACAATATGATATAGCAAAAGAAAAAGGATATCAACCTTATCCTGGTGAAACTATTGCGCCTAGAGTGCAAGCAGAACTAGATGCAATCGCTGGACTTCAAAGTTTAGTTGGTGGACAACAACCATATTTAGACGAAGCAGAGACAGCACTACGTGGTATAGATACAGAGTTTACAGCAGATAAAGCACAACAGTTTATGAGTCCCTATCAACAAGCTGTTATAGATGTAGAAAAAAGAAAAGCTCAAGAAGACTTTCAACGTAGAATTATGCCAGAGTTTGAAAAGCAAGCTGTTGGTGCTGGAGGTATGTCTGGTCTTGGTAGTCGTGCAGGTGTGCAAGCATCTAGGCTTGG